AGAATAAACTGTACCGCCATATTTAACATTTCCAGTAAATACAAAGTCACCAACAACTGCTATATGTTTAGCCGCAGGGCTACCAGATATGTCAGCAAAAGCAGAACTTGTACCATTATCATATACTTGCAATATATTGTTGTGTCCTGATGCACCTATAACAAAACCACTAAAGTCTATAAACTTCCATATATCTTCTTCACCCAATGATGTGTAATTTCCTGCTTTCGATATATTTGTTAAATTAGAGTTAGATTTAGTAAACTCATATAATTTTGTTACGTCACCTGCAAATATCTTAGGATCACCGCTGTCGTCTTTAGCAGCAAAAATACCCCTTAATCTATTATCGGCAGCATTACTGTATTGCGATAAATCTTGTAGGCCACGATAACCTCGTGCAGCAGGAATAACATTTTTTGCAGTTGTTACTCCGCTAGTGTTATCAGGCTGGTCAGGCAACCATTCGCCAAAAGGTGTATTCATTGCCATTATTTATTCTCCATATACACTTCGCATTTCTAAACCAACACCATAACTACCTTTTTCATCATCAACTCTAATCTGTTGTAATATGGTTTGTATTAATGCTTCATATTGTGTTGCTCTTTGTTCGTCTAGCAAAAACGTATAAGCGTGAAATAAGCTCGTATAGAGGTATAAATCAGGATAGCGTGTCAATATAGTATTTGTAGTGTTACTGTCGCTGAGAGAGCTTACAGAGCCTTTATACGTTAGTTCTATATTGTAAGTAGAGTCAGGTATTGGTGCTAAAAATAAATTGTCACCAATAACGCTATAAACTTTAGGACAGCCAGTTGCTGTAGTTGCATATTCTTTTTTTACTTGTAAGGGTGATAAAAACCTTAATGTAATTCTTGGATTATTCATAATTTTTACATTACGAATAGTACGCATATCGCTTGGCAAAGACACATAAGCATTATCTGCTGTAGTTGTCAGTGTTGTTCGTGTATCTTGTGAACGTGTTTCTAATTCACGAGATATACGACTTTCTGCTAAATCAATAAAATCATCTATTTCATTTGTTAAATCATCTCTTGCTAAAAAATTAGCAATAGC